ACTAGCTGGAGGATTCTCTACTAAGAGTTTTTTCCAATCAGCCATAATTAAGCACTCACTTGTGCTGAGTTCGCTTTACCAGCCTTCTTATTGCTCTTGTCAGAAGCTTTTATCATTGATTGATAACTTGCTCCTAGTTTTTCAAGAACACCTTGAGCAAATGCAGAATCCTTTGCCTGGATGCTTGTATTTGCTATAGCCTGGATTACGAACTCCATCTCTTGTTGAGTTAACTTATCCATTGTGCATTCTCCTTTTTATTTACATTATGGTACATATACCACAAATCCTTTTACTGAATCATAAGCAATATCACCAGCTACTGCATTACCAGCATTTTTTATTGCAGTTAGTTCTGCCGTAGTCTTTGCTTTATACTTTAACACTCCAGTATCCTTTACTACAAATTTGGTGTCACCAGCTTTATCTTTTATTGTAGCTTCACCATCTTCTTCCACTTTTAAAATTTCTTTATCTGTCCCACTATCATCCACAGTTAGAGCTACTTTTGTAGCATTATCTAATTTTACTTTTGGGGAATTACTTGCACTTGATGATAAAACTCCTTGAGTAGTTTTTACTGCTTCACATACGATAATATCATTTGTATCAATTCTACCATCTTGAGATATGCTTAATCCGCTTCCACTCCCACTAGTAACAAAACCACCTCCTATGTGCATATCATTACAAGTAACCCTAGAGTCTGTAAATACATTTCCACTGCCATCTATTGTTGTTCCATTATTTCCTGAGCCACCACCAATTCGCATATCATTAGCAGAAACTCTTCCAGTAAATGCTCCTGATGCTCCTGAAATAAGGTCAGTAACAGTCAGGTCATCACCTACGGATAAATCACCAGTAAGCGTTGCATTTACAGAATTAAGTGTACCAGCTATTTCTAAAGTTTTACCAGCTGGTATTTTTAAGGTAGTAGTTGACAGCTGTATCGCTGATTCTACACCTTCACCATCAGATACTGTTTTTAATGATGATTCCAGGCCCTGGTTATCAGTACCTGAATTAACAGTCAATAAATCTTTAAAAGTTTCTGCTGGTGTTTTGTTATTTAATGATGCCATAGTTACCTCAAATTTTCTTTAGTCTGCAAAAGTATTAAACTGTAAAATTGCTCTTTTCCTATCTTTCTGCACCTTGCTCCATCTGCCTTTTTTTCATAAGGTTGAGTTTTTTTATTCTCTCCTCTTCTGTAATAATACCTTTTCTAGTAGCATCATAAACATACTGTTCATACTTATTTCTTTCTTCATTTGTATAAATTATTCTTTTTGAAGAAAATTCAAATTCATACATAATTCTTTTTTCACTATCCTTTTTAAATTCACCAAAAAATTGTCTTATTAAAGGTGTATTATTTAAGTCGTATTTTTTTTCAGCATTAAATAAAGATATACCGCTCATTACTGTATTAACCACATATTTACCCAAACCACCACCAATGTAGCTGGTCATATTTCGTAAAGACTCAGGGCTAATATCACCCCAGCCATCGCCAGGTCCATAAGTACCACCAATTATGTTACCTTCTGCATCATATCTAAATTTGTTTCCAGTAGCTTTATACCACCACTGTGCTGTTTGTTTGTATGCATCATTTGTATTTTCCCAGGCCAAAGTTGCATCAGGAGGTGGAGGACCAAAAGTTTCAGGAACTATAGGCGCACCATAGAAATTCTTATTTGTTGTTAGCTGTATAAAAGGGTCAACTATAGTAGGCATTAAAACTTGTTCAATAGGACCAGTACCTACTGGACTATATGAATTAGCTACAGCGTTTAAGAACCTTTCAGCATTATTTGATTTATCAAAAGGCTTGTTACTCATATTAGACCAAATCATATCTCCAGTGATATTTCCAGCCACTTTAAAAACATTAAAACCATAAGGTAATCTCATTTTAAAATACTTATCACCTTCTCCATACCTGGCAATGAAGTAATTGTCTTTTTCCCAGTCAGGTAATTTTTCATATTCATCGTCATCCTCACTGGCCATATTATTATATAGAGATTCCATAATACCCATGATGACTAAGCCACCAACAGCTTTCCTGGCTTTAGGAGAGTTTTTAAGTACAGTAAATATTCTCATACTGCCTTGTAATCCAGCATTAGCGAATAAGTATGCACTATTTAATGCTGGTCCCCATTCACCTTTTCTATTAAAGTTTATTGTTACATTTTTAGCGGACATTGCTGATTTCTTTTCAGAATATCCCTGGTCCAACATTGCTTTAAATAATGTAAGCCTTACTGCTGATTCAGTAGCTTCGTTTAAATCTTGTATGAAATTAAGTATTGCCCTACCCCCATCGGCTATTGAGGACCCATCTTTTTCTGCATCTCTTAACTTTGATTCTAATGTACCTATTTTTTCATCAATAGTTTCTAAATCAAAAAAACCAGTCTTACCACCAGCCAATCTCATGCGCTCATATAATTCAGCCCATTCGTTATTTACCTCGCCAGTTCTTGATACATTAAAAACACCTTTCCAGGCATTCTTTAAGTTTTTAGGACTAAGAGCAATATTTCTTATTGTTGCTCCTTGTTCAGCTGTTATATTTATACCAGCTGTTTGTAAATCCCTTACAAAGTTTGATATAATAAATTCAGGATTTGCAATTGTATTAACATATCTTAGGTAAGCATTAAAATTATTTAAGACTTTAAATCCTTGAGTCATGCCCAATCCTTTTAAGGACCTTGCCATCTTTAACCCTTGTGGCCCCTTAAAGATAATTTGCTTTACTTTACCATCTACCTTAACATGAATTGTGCTTTCAGGTGTGATATCAAAACCATCTTCAGTAGTACCAGTCTTCATCTCTACCATGTAATTAATTTCACCTTTGTCATTGTAGTTTGGCTTATATCGCAAACCTCTGACTTCATAACTAGTACTTGGAAAGGCCTCTACCAGGCTTAATAAAGATTGATTTACTTTGTTTTTCTCTGACCTAATAATAGCAGAATGCATTCTTTCGGTTGCACTTACTATAATATTCTTTACTACTCTTTTACTACCTTTCGCCTTTTGATATTCACTACCTCTAACATCAAATCCAGCACCTCTTATAGAATCAAATGAAAAATCCTGGTCATCAAATTCTCTAAATAATGGTACATAATTTTTTGCTATTGGATTAGTATTAGGGTCTGTAAGGTTATCATAGTCTTGCTTACTTATAAGCCCAGCTTCAAAACGTAATTTTATTTCAGGCTTAATAAACATGTCGTAAAACTCTTTAACATATTTGTTAAGATTCTTTAAACCATACTTTTGATTAAGCTCTTTTCTTACCCTCTTTGCAGTTGCATTTGTCATACCACTAGCACCATCTTCACCTAAATGGTCATTACGAATATCTGCATGTTTTGCATGTAAGTATTCACTAAATTCATCAATTGATATACCAATATCATTAACTAGCCTAGAAACAAAGCTATCAGGATTCTTACCATTAATAGCCTTTTTATCAAAATCCCTCATTAATTCAGGTATTCTACCCACGCTTAATTCAGCATTTAGTACGACATCCATATGCTCCCTAACATTACCATCGCCTAAGTATGCCTTTTTTATATCTTCTTGGAGTGAGACTATTGGGTCCAGTGAATCAAAGATGCGCCTTTGGATAGCCATACCAACACCTTTTTTGGTAATCATGCCAGTACCGCCTAATCCTTTAGGTACAAAATCCTTCCAGGATTCAGGTGCAAATTCTTCTGTTACGTCTAATGGAGTGTCGATACGATTGATAGCATCATATTCAGATGCTAAATCTTTATCGGGTACTATTTGATAGGATTTTAGCTGTTTTCTTTTTGACTTTGAGAAGGTAGCTTGGAGCCTTTTTTGTATCCTGGGCCTATAATTATTGTCGAGTTCGTTTTGTAAAGACTTGCCGAAGGACTGAGATATGGCATCTCTATACTTCCTACCATTCGGGTTTTTGGTCCAGTTGTTTTCTTTTGACTCATATTTTACTCCAGCTAATGTAAATTTAACATCTATATCTAATTCATTCCTAATTCTTTCTACAGCCATTTCAATACCATCAGCATATTGGTTAATATCGTCTTGCACTAAACCATCACTACCAATAACCATAGATGGCATATTATTACCAACTACGCTATCAGATATTTTTTGAGATGTATATCCAGGAATTAAAACAGTGTCTGTTTCTTCTCTAAGTATTTGATATACCATTTCTTGCATAGATGGATTACTAAGTTCAGGGCTGTATACAACCATACCTAAGTCATTTGAACCATACACATGATTTAATCTTCCAATTTCTGATTGTTCATATACATAACCTAAAGCATTCATAAATCCAGCAATTGCTTGATTACTACCTCTTATACCTATTGTCATGTTTGCATTTACATTATCACCCCAACCACCAGTACCATTGTATGTTACATCACCAACTTTTAAACCCATTTTTTTAGCTAAATCAGGTACAATATCTTTTGTTATATCTTCTACTAATTTATTAGACTGTTTTATTGTTAATTCTTTATAAGCTTGACCATATTTTCTATCAAATACAGAACCTTCACCAAATTCAACTTCTAATGCAATTGTAGGGCTTTGCTGTGCAAAAGAGTCAGGTATCGACATACCTTCACTGGTCCCAGTCAATCTTGCCATAGCTGTCCAGCCTACTGCTTGTACTTTTGCTGGAGTCCATTCAATACCCATCCAACCTTCAGCATTTAAAGCCTCTGTCCATTCATTCACTTTTTTAACACCTTGTTGATATTGTGTAGTAGTTGGACCATTATTATTAGGGTCATCAAATAAAATCTTTTTTACTGCATTTTTATCAACAGCTAATCTCATTAAAGCATTTTTAAGTACAGCATCCACAAAACCAGTGTCTCTAAATGTATGTCTATCAACAGCGACTGGACCTAAACCAATAGGGTCATCTTGCATTATAGTTCTATATCTTTTAGATAATGCACTATCAGCAAAATCAAATAATTTTTCTCCAGCACCTTGAGTTGCTCTATCTCCTGACATAATATTTTTAACTTGAGTTGCATTTAATCCAGCTTTTTTGAAGCTAGGTATATCAGCCTTTAATTGCTCTATTGCTAAAAATGTATTTGATAATGCATCGCTAGGACTAGCATTTTGATTAGATATTAACCAGGACATCATTGCTGGTATAGCATCTTCACCAAATTGCTTTTCAAACTCAGGATATGCTTCATCATACCAATTAGAAGATTTTATGATTTCTTCCTCGTTTAATATGCTTTCAACTTGCATTTTAAAATGGTCATGATTTTTACCAGCACCAGTTACAATAACTCCACCATTTTCTAGCTCATGTATTTGTACATCATTTTTAGGCAATCCCATATCTTTTGTTTTTGGATTAGCTAATCTCTTTTTTAATGCACCAATCATAGCTTCTTTTTTTGTGCCTATAATTGGTGGGTATTTATCTATCGCAGTTTGTACTTGAGCTGGTTCTAATTGAAAAGATATGTTTGCATTGTTTTCTTCAAAGGTACCCCTATTAAATACTGACTTTATTTGTTTGTTATCAAAAACAGCTATAGTTGCAAATTTATTATATTGTGATTGTAGTCTTTTGCGAACCTCTTGTTCAGAAATAGGACTATCCTCGCTTAAAACTCCTTGCATGAGTTGATTCATGCTAAAATCTTTATTCCTATGACTTTCTGTTCCAGCAACACCATCATAACCAGCTTTTTTTATTGCATTTTGGACACCAGGCTCAGCAAGAAATTCCCATATAGCTAAAATATCTCCACTATCTTGTAATTGAGTTATGTTACTAACATCTACTCCAGTTAAGTCATTAAACTCTTCTACTGATATATTTTCATTTAAATCTTTGGTAAGTATTAGTGGGTTTTCCACTTTTAAGTAAACTGGATATATTTGTGCAGAGCCGTCATAATCTGACATTTGAAGCTCCTGAGTTCTTTGTCTTGCATACACATTTGCCAATTCAGAGTTATCACTAAACCAACTTATTCCATCTTCATCTGTTGCAAACTTATCAAAACTATAAGGAGAGCCATGATACATCACAACTGGCTTATTATCATTTTGCACAACTGAATTACCAAACCATTTTTTAAAAGCTGGTGTATCTGTATTTCTGTCACCAGTCATTTGTTTAGACTTTTTTGATTTAGGTCTTTTAGCTTTAGGTGGTCCTCGTTTTTGTGCTGGTGCCTGATATCGCTGTGTTACGATTTCTTCATTTACAGCCCTAGCAAAATCTTGATTTGGTGCAATTCCTTTTTCTTGGCCTTTTAAAATGTCAAAAACCTTTGTTCCATCGCTCATATCACCCAAAACACCTACAAATTCGCTTGAAATATCTTCAGGAACGTAAATTGCATCTTCAAATTTTTGGTCTAGTCCTTTAAAGCCCCCTATGGTGTATAAAATCGCATCAGAAAATAACTCAAGGTTACCTTCGCCTTCCTCGCTAAAACGCAGTTCTAGGCCCATTTCTGAAGCCTTTTTTCGAACAGACTTGGCCCAAATTTCAATTTTGTCTGCTAACGCTCTTTCTTGGACATTTTTTGAGTTTCTGAGCTGTTTGACTCTTGATTCGACAACTTCTTCAAGAAGTGTGCTTCTATCCGCTGAGCTACTGATGGATATATTGCCTTTACTATCTGTCTCGCCTTTAACTTTGACTGCATATAGAGTTTCTCCTTTTTCATTTTCAACTGTTGGTATGTTATTTAAATCAACATCATACCCAGTGTCTTTAATTTCTTTTTCAGTAAGCAGTCTGCTACCATCGCCTTCATCATAATTTATATTATAATTATTGGCTTCATCATTTGTAATGACTTCTGCTGTTTTTCTTACTGTTATTAATTCTTGTGCATCATCTACTATTTTTTTAGCCACACCTTCTTTTACATCATTAACAGTTTGCACACCGCCACTTATTGCTCCTACTGGAGTACCCATTGCTACAGCACCTATTGATACTGCTTGATATCTTTTTACTAATTCGTCAGGATTTAACTCTATACCTAACTGTTGTGTTTCTGCTATAATATTTGTTGTTTCTTGTAGTAATTCCTCAACAACCTCTGTTGCGCCATTTATAAAAGCTTTTGTACCAACATTTTTAAATAATTGTTTTTTAATTACATTTTTAGCCAAGATATCATTAATTGGTGCTGTACCAATACCCAGCTTAGAAAACATTGTTGATGCTGGTAATAAGCTTATTAATGAATTTATGGTCCCAACTGTAATGGCAACATTGGAAGCTTCTGATGGTGACAATCCTTCACCAATTGCAGTCTCATACATAGAACCAGTTTCCATACCAAATGCTGTTCCCATTGTTACAGAAAGTGTTAATGCTGGACTTCTAGTAGCTATGGCTGTTAATGCGCTTGGTGCTATATATGTTAAAAAGCTAGGCACAGCCTGGCCAATGGCAGATGCAATAAATTCAGGGTCTGACCATTCATAATCCATAAAATTATCTTTTGGTTGCAAATCAGGTCTTTTAGCAAAGTCCAGTAAGCCATCACGAAATAGTTTTTGACCTTGTTTAAATAGAGGATTGTTTAAAGTACGACCTATAGCCTCTTCGTCACTTATCTCGCCAAAATTATATTGAAAGCCTTCTCGGCCTCTAAAACTTCTTGCTTCTTGTGGCCTGGTAACACCTAAAGACATCATAGTGCCACCAGCTAATTTTTTTAAACCACCAGCTAAATACATGGCTTTAGTAGGATTAGATAATCTTTCCCACATATTATCCTTACCAGTTTTAAGGTCTAAGTCTCGTGCAGTAGCTGGTTTAATCTCAGGCTTTTCAAAATCTTTTTCTGCTTCAGTAGCAATTGCACCAGTGCTTTCTGATTCCGCTTGTTCAAGCTCCATAGCTTTAAAAATACGTTCATTATCAAAGCCTTTTTTGCGCAAACCAGCTATAGTATTTAGCTGTTTAGGTAAGGCAAACTTATCTTCAGGTTCTATAGCATATTCAGGGTCATTACCTTTAGTTATTATTTCATCAACCAAGGTTTGACTTCTATCAGCAAACTCTGAACTGTCAGAATCTGTAGTTTCTAACTCTAATGATTTATTTCGATTTATTAACGAATCTAAATCAAAAGTTTTGTAGGCATCTTCCCATTTACTCATTACTTATTAGAACCTTGTTTTGATTTTAGTTCTCTTGCGTATTTAATGTATTCTTGTTCGTATCCTTCACTTGTAAATACATCATAAACTTTTAGTGGATTACCTGGATATTTTCTATTTGCATCTCTAAATAATAATCGCAACTTATATTCTCTAGTTGCATAATACTTACTGTCTAACTGATTTTGCTCTGCTACCAATTCTTCTTTTGCGTTATCAAACTCTTTTTGGTCAAAATTATTTAACTTTTTAGAACCATCAGGTTGTAATTCCATTTTTTTACTATATTTATTTTCTAGTGTAGCCATCTTACCATCAATAATACTTCTTGATGTTTCGTAAGTACTTTTATCCAATTCAAGCTTTGGAAAATCAAGATAGATAGCATCTTGTTTTTCTGCTACTCTTTCAGCTTTAGCATCGGCTTTAGCTTTCGCTTTTTCCTCTTTCTCTACAGCTTCTATTTCAGCTTCTTTCACTGCTGTCATTTGGTCTTCTTTATCTTTGATAATTTGCTGATTTCGTTTTCCAGCTTCTCTAGCTCTTCTGTCAAACAGTTTCTGCTCTTTATCTCCTTGCGACTTTGCACCAGCAGACATCATGCGATATTGCTTTTCTAACCTTTTTAGTTTCTTAGGGTCCATAGACATAAGTCTTTGTCTAACCATTGATTCAAAAACTGGGTCTACATCATCCTCTGCTTTGCCGATATCAGTTTTTACTTCTACTGGCACACCCTTCATATTACGAGTTGGGTTTTGTTGCCTCTTTAACGATTCTAAATAACTCATTATTTAAACACCTTTTTTAATACTTTTAAAAATTCAGGATTTTTAAACATTTCGTTAAATTCTTCATCTTGCTCTGCTTCTCTAAATGCATCAGAAAAAACAGTCCCAGCATCAGCAATAGAACTAACAATGTCATCTCTTCTTTGAAATCTGTTTAATGCATTTGTGTATCGTACATCTTCTATGCCTTGACTGGTTTGACTTGCAGATGCCAATGCATTCAGTTTTGACTCTTCATTGGCCCTGGCTATTTCTTTTGCCAGTCTTGCAATTTGTAATGTTGTTTGACCGCCTTGCTTAATAAGTTGGTCCGCAACAATACCACTATTTTCTAATCCTTGCTTAACAGCTGTACTTCTAATTTTATTTTCTGTTTCTTTATTAGCTTGTTTTACGTCAGTCATTATTTCATTTTTCACATCCTGACCATACAAACCTTCTTTTGCAATTTGTCTTTGTTTGTTTAACAAAGCCGTAGTGTCGCTAGATACCTTTCTTTGTGGTGGTTTATTAAACATATTTGACACACCCTTAAATAAACTAGGGACTGCCATTTTTAATGCTGTAGTATATGCACTCATAACTAACCTACTTTCGTTCCAGTAAACATGAAGGTGTTACCCTCACTATCTTTAAAATAAATTCTTGACTCATCAGTTGGTGGTTCACTTGGGCCAATCTGACCTTTTTTAATTGAAGTGAAAACAAACTGATTTTGTTTTATTTGATTTGGTTTTACCTCACCAGTTGTTACCCTGGTCATTGTTTCTTTTTTCCTGGTCTGTGTCACTTGCTGTACACCTTTATCAACCTTCTCATCGGCAAATTTTATTCTAGCCATCTATTTCTATCTCCAATTTTCTGATAACTGCACTGTTGTTATCATTCGCTGTTTCTAATAATATTGATATTGCTTTTGCTCTTCCTCCAGCTGTTGGCCTCCTACTTACAATTTTATCTCCACTGCTATTAGCTGGAAATGTAATTGTAAATAATGCAGTACCACTTAACTCACCATCTGCAAAAGCTTTACATGTAATGACAGATGAACTGTCATAATGCAAATTTATTCTGCGTACAATATTTGCTCTATCGTACTTACCACTAATATCTATGATACCAGTCTGATAACTACCCTTAATAGTTTCACTACTACTATTGACATGCATTTCTCTTATTTGTGTTACAAATGCCATTATGGACTCGGATTGGTATTATAAACATCTACAGTAAATAAACCTAAATCGTCATTTACTGTAAAAAAGTTTGCTGTTTTAAAATTACTATCGTCAAAATTTAATTTGGTCCACTCCTGGCTAATTAAATCATACATAAAAATATTAGTATGGTCATTGCCCAGGGTGCAAATCAGCCTATCTCTTTTAATGTCATAAATTATTTTAGAAGATGATATGTTGGCTATGCCCTGGTATGTGTCTTCTATACTTTTAGATATAGGAATAAATGTAAAATCAGACCTGATTTGGTAAATATTATCCTTAGAACAAAAAAACAAATTATCTTGTGCATTAACAATACTCTCAGGTGCAACACAACCAATACCAGTATTTACCTCTAAAAGTGTAAACAAAGATGGCTCGCCTGAAGATACATCTAGCCTAAAAATACCTCGTGTCATAAATACGACCAGGTTATTTAGTATTCTATTCATGCCAATAATAGAACCACCTTGCTGGTCAAGAATTCTAATAAAATTTGTATTTGGTATAATATCAGGTTGGCCTGATTCACTAAACATAACAAAATCAGGATGGTCTTCAGGATTCCCATTTGGGTCCAGTTTAACATTCCCGACAAAATGCATATCTCCAATCATCTGACTGTATTTATATCTAGTATCTACAGTAGCATCTGTACCTAAAAATGGTGCTAAAAAACTATTAGTGTATCCGATGTCATAAAAATGAGCAACTGTATGTGTACTATCTCTTGTGATAACATAATCTTTATATAGGTCAACAGAATCACTGTCGCTATAAGCAGTAATACTATCAAGTCTTACAGCTTTACCGACAGATTCTAATACTACTCGTTGCCCATCACTTGCATCAACAGCTATATATCCATTTGCACCATTTATACCAAATCTATCAGCATCAGGTATATCATATATCAATGCTTTGTCATGCCATACAACATTAAATAAATCTGTTTTAGCATTACTAGATGGTGTTTCTCCAGTAAATTGAGGAAGGTTATCCGAACTCCTTTCTCCAAAATATACTCGATGCAATACTAGTTGTTGATTAAAATTATAATCAGGATTAGCTGGTTGAGTTTGTACAGCAATTATACCTTTTTGTAATAATGCTAAAAATGCTGAATCATTCAATGGGCCTTCAGTTGCATCAAAAGTCCAAGTGTTACCACTAGAATTAGTACCATCTATAGGTGTACTTCCTCCATATATAACTGGACTATTCCCTGGACTTCCGAAAGAGTCCAAGACTCCGTTACTATCCCTCATTAAAACATACCATGACACCCTAAGATTATTATAAGGAATTGTCGTTGTAACATTAGGCATACTAAGTACACCAGTACTTGACGAAATACTACTATAATTATCTATAAATGTATTGCTAAATAAATGACTAGGACCTTCATATACTGTTTTGTTTTTAAATACAATATTGTCAGTATCATTTTTAGTATTTATCGGAACCTCACCAACTTGATAGTAATTATCATCATTGCCAGTCTCTCTATATATTTTGACACTGGTTATTCTAGGATTAAAAGCATACGTTTTATTTGGCTCAGTACCACTACCTGATTGATTTGGAAATCGTATAGAAATTTTATTGCATTTATTTGCATCCCCAGTAGTAACAGTTCTAAATGTAGATGGCAATGGTAGTTCTTGAGAGCCGTCAAATATTGGACTTAGTTTATAGTTGTAAGTGTTATTTGCTAATGTTAATCCAGTATTGGCACCCAAGTTGACTGCTGTTAATAATTGAAAATCCATCTCAGCTGTGGTTGGATGTACTGGAGTTGCATTTTGAAATACATATTCATTTACAGTATCATTTCCCTCAAAAAACTTTCTACTAATATATTGTAAAATTTTTGGTGGGTTTGCTAGATTATCTGTTGTTATCCTAAAATCTTGCCCATGGTCATTCAGGTCCACAACATTAGAAGATGTGACTGCACTACCTAAATCTGTAGGACTACTAAAATCATTATTTAATTTTTTTATTTTATTATTAGTAGCATCAAACCCCACCCATACAGCTGGTATCTCAGCATTGTTTATATCAAGGTTTGATGGGGACCAGTATTGTAATTGAGATATTTGTATACCTGATAAATCAGTATGGCTTCCTCTACCTTTTTGTTTTGTAAGTGTACCTAATGTATCAAGGCTAAAATTTGTATTAACACGAGAAAATTCTAAACCAATGTCATTAGGGTCTGCATTTGTAGCTAGGCCTTTAAACTCTTTGACTTCTATAATCATTAATAGCTTCCAATACCTAGCCTATCAGCTACAAAACTCATTCCTCCCTGGTCCTTGTTAGCAACTACACTTCTAGCTTTTTCTCTGTTTGCTACATATAAAGCATAATGGTTCTGATATTCTTGGCCATTGCCAATATCTTGATGTATCATTGCTTTTACATAATCAACTAGATAATGATGGTATACGTCAGGGATTTGTGGTTCTGTATCTGAAAAATCAAACTGTACACCTTTTGTTCTTGCTAAGCCACCAATACCAAGAACATTCCAAGTCTCAATAAATTGATTCCAATTTGTGCCGTAGCTGTTAACATACTGGTCAGCTTCACCGCCACTAGCAAAAAAATCTTCATTATCATTTGTAAAGCCGTTAGTAATGTTTGATATCACAACATGGCCTTCCAATGCATCCATATATTCTATACGCTGGACTGTAGCCGTAGTAGTGGTACTATTACTAGCACCTACTCTAGATTTTATTACATCACCAACTCTAAAATATTCTGATACTACAGTATCAAACCTAAACCGCTTCATGCCAGTCAAAGTTCTTAAACTTTTAGGTACAGCTACATATGTAATGGTTAGTACACCACTTTTTGGTGGCCTAGGTATAAGATATAATCTATTATCTTCTATGTAATACTCACATGGCTCTGATATTCGTACCAAATTCGTGTCTAAACTACGTTTATAGTCAAAACTATTGCTCATAGCTTTTGTAAGCACATTTGACCTAAATATGGGCTTATCTGCTAATTCTATAAAATCATTTGGTAAGGTGACATGTGATTTTTCTTTATAATAAAATATATTTATTTTTTTTACAAAACATCTAGTATACAAACTAAAGTCTTCCTGGGCCTCATCTAGATACAACCCAGCCCTCTTATCTAATTGTCCAATCCTACCTTCAAATGGCACTAAGGCCCTTGCTATAAGCTTATCCCATGTCATGCCCTACTCCAGTCGGTTGTTCGATAGCATACCTATCATTTAACATTTTAATTTGTTCCATTGCAGAAGCTTTAGCTAATTGTGACCTATCTGCTTTATTGTCCATTCTCCACAGTTCTGCTTCTGCTAAGTCAATCATAATATCATGTAATGCGGAATTAAGTATTGGTTCTACATTATTAGCTATATCTGTAGGTGTTTTTAAATAATACAATACAGCGTTTGTAAAACCACCTA